TGCTTATTTTCGTGTTGCGTGGGTCTCTTTGTCCGATACTACTATGGACCAGATGCCGCAAAGACGATTTTGACGAAGGGCCTCATCAAGGAATCGATGGCCGATTTCGAGTTTGACACGTCATCGGGCCTGCCTAATATTCAAAAACGTGTATCGAACATTAAACCTCAGGGTTTCAAGAAGCGCATCAACTTCAGCGTCCCGACCAATGCCAATATCGGCGAGCCACAGGACAAGGACGATATTAACTGTGCGGCTCTGTGCTTCGATACCGAGGGCTGCACTGGATACACTATGGAAAATGGCAAGTGTCAGCTCAAAGGCAACGTGACCATTATCAACTACGATAAGGGCAAGGAGATCCACGTGTCATCTGATATAGGCGGAACCAAGTTTGGTCAGATTCCCTACGACCTCTTGGACAAGGCCCAACCCAGTTTGTGGTCAAAATCGGACTGGACCCTGGCTCAGGCTGCCGATAACTGCTGGTCGGCCGAAGAGTGTACTGGATTCACGTACATAAACGGGGTTGCGACCATGTACGGGAACGCATTCGTGCTCGATTCGGGTTCCGTCGGAAACACGTACGTGAAGTTCGACTCGATGGACAAGTCTGGGTTCGGTCAACGGACGACCAAGTACACGGACACTGCAAGCGCTGGTGGGTTCCATATAGATGATCAATTTTTCAAGAAGAATAATGGGTTCGCGGAGCCGCCGGCCATGCCACCCGGTCGCCACCTCGATTGGGAGTATCATACCAGGGACCTCGCTTACTTCAAGAAGTGGGTCGAGAACTGGAACGCAGGCCTCGACGCCAAGTACAATCCACCTAAGAAGATCGACAGAGTCACTAAACTCGAGCACTGCGCAAATGTGTGCATGTCTAACGCTTCGTGTAAATCGTTCGTGTTTAAGAAGGACGCCAAGGAGTGCTACTTCCGCAGCGATCTGACCAGGGACAATAATCAAAGATTCGTATGTCAGAGCAAGCCTGCATTGAACGACTCGATCAACAAGTGCAGGGGAGGCGAGGAGATTTTTCCTTTTAATCGTGGAGCAGAGTGTCAAACTTCGAGTGGGGAGATAAAGGCCGTGGCCCAGTGCTGGCAGGAGGACGGCAGTAAGACCGAACAAGGCACGGATACCTATTTCAAAATGCAGAACCCCATGGAGGAGCAGTGTCCAGAGGCGTGCGGGCCGAATGCCCTGTGTCAGGCTTCGCAGTGGACCAAGAACGACTGTTCGATATTCGAATTCACACCGACAGTCAAGGCGACCGACACGAACTTCACGACCCAGTGGAAGTTCGATTATTTCCCGGGTCAATAGTAGTAATGGATCTGTTGATGATCCTCTTCCTCGCATTTGCGATGTGTATGATGTTGTCTAGCGTATTGGCGGGTGGGTACGCGCTCATCAACAAGCCTCAGGCGGTCGAGTCTCAACCACTCCTGTCAACCGAGGACCTCGAAGCCCTCGAGGGGAAGCTCAAAAATGCCGAGAATGCCGCTCAGTACTCGAACGTACTCGATGCTCGGTTAGGGTTCGATTCCGGCTCGGGCATCATAAAGACGGCCTCTTTGGCCCCGCCAGATTGTCAGACCTTGTGCATCGGGTCCGCAGGGTGTGAAGGCTTTCAAATTTCAGGACAAAATAGCTGTGAACTCTTGGCGAACGTCACGGCGACCTATGCATTCGTAGAACCAGGGTACAATCTCTTCACCGTGCCTGTAAAGGTGCCCACGGAGGCATTCGGCGCCGAGCGTCAAGGTGAGATTTCTGGAAAGGACGTGTCTCGGGCACCGGGTGCGAGTCCGGCCCTTCCGGAAGTTTTCACGAAACACGAGTGCGCCAAGCGGTGTCATGACACACCCGGATGCAAGTCCTTCTCCGTGAGCGCAACAGAGGGCTGCAGACCCAAGTCGGCTTTGAATGCTTCCGACGCTTCACTATATACCGATGGTGATTGGAAGTCGCATTTCAAACAAGACGTGAAGCATAGTACCGGGTGGTCGTGGAGGACGCCCGCCCCGAGCCCAAGCCCTAGATAAAAGGCTAGGACCAATTTCAAAGTAAAATGGAGGCCCGACTGGTCGACCACATGGGTTCCGACTCTGCGATCGTCCAGGCCGCCCGGGTCTCTTATGGCGCCGGGACCAAGTCCGTTTCGGACGACCGGGCACTCATCCGTTATCTCATGCGGCACAAGCACACGACGCCGTTTGAGATGGTCGAATTCAAGTTTCATATTCGGGCTCCCATCTTCGTGGCGCGTCAATGGCTCCGGCACCGGACCGCCTCCGTGAACGAGCTGTCGGCTCGGTACTCCGTTGTCCAGGACGATTTCTTCTTGCCCGACGAACTCCGCAAACAGGCACTGAACCGTGGTCAGGGTGGTGAGGAGCCTCTTGGTGAAGCTTCACAGAATCTCCTTCTGAAGCAAAAGGCGAGCTGTGACTTGGCGTTTCACACATACGAGGAGCTCTTGGCCAAGGGCACTTCACGTGAGCTCGCCCGGACTCATCTGCCTCAAAGCACATTCACTGAATTTTACTGGAAAATTAACCTTCATAACCTGCTTCACTTTCTGAAGCTTCGGGTGGATGATCACGCTCAGAAAGAGATTCGTGACTTGGCCGTCAAGGTCCACGAACTGATCAAACCGGTCGTCCCTGTGACCTGTGAAGCCTTCGAGGACTTTGTGCTCGGGTCAGTGACCCTTTCGCGTGTGGAGATCGAGGCCCTGCGGGGCAACTCTCTGGTCCACGCACCTCGAGCCATCCCAGGCAAGGGTGAGAATGCTGAATTTGAGGATAAAATTCGGACACTTTTTTCCTCGACCTAATGTAATAGGATGGGTAACAAGCAGTCCATGGTTACTGACATCGTGAACAACTTCACGATGACGACCACGTCCGACTACGTGACCAAGAACGTCCTGAACATGAGCACGGACGTGACGAACGCTCAGGATCTCGTCATCAATATCGGCATTGCTGACGGGTGTCCGGTGAATGCTTCGCAAAAAATTAGCAGCAAAGTTTCGGTCAAACAGTCTATTGACCAACAGGCGACGAAGGAACTCCAGCAAAAGCTCAAAGCCAATCTCGAGAATGCCCTGAGTCAAAATTCCAAGATGATCAACGGTCTTGCGGGCGCCTCGGGTAATGAGCAGGACGTCCGGGCGAGCATCCGCAACACCATCAACCAGTCGATCCAGACGCGCGTGACCAACGAGAACATCATGAACATCGCCACGTCCTCTGTGAGCCTACAATCGGGCAAGCTGAACATAGCCGTGTGCCGCAACTCGCCGATCCGCATGGACCAGAACATCGAGTCGGACGTCGTGGCTCAGAATCTCATGTCTCAGATTACCGACGACATCCTCAAGAATGAGATGATCGCGTCGGCAAAGAATACCGTGACTCAGACAGCCTTTATGGAGAACAAGGGTCTCGAGTCTATCGCAGGGGCCTGTGCCGCGTCTTCGGGCATCATTGGTGTCATTCTGCTCCTGGGTTGCGTGGCGATGCTGGCCATGGGTGGTATGGAAGGCGGGTCCAATAACGGAAAAGGAGGCGGTTCGAGTTTCAAAATTCCAGGGAAGAAGTAGAGCTAAATGGCCGCCAACTTGGCAGCGAGCAAGTTCTTGCTCGAAGGGCCGCTCGGTCCTTTCATAAGGAAAATCAATAGGACCACGAGCAACAGACACGTGACACAGCAGGACGACATGAATGCGTACTGCTTTGTTTCGGTATCGAATATCTTGGCGAAGGGTTTCCAAGTGATCGGGAGTTCAACGACCGGTTCCTCGTCTTCGGCCATTCCGGGCGCTGCGGCGGCTCCTGGCGCTCCAGCGGCTCCGGCGGCGCCATCTCCACCCCCGAAGTTGCACTCGGCTTTGACCGCCGAGTTCATGGCAACGCGCTGCTCGATATCTATATCACAAATATCGAATTGAACATTTATGCAATCTGCAGCAGCACTCTTATAAGGAAATATCTGAGCCGTACCACTCGTTTGTTTTGCTAGATCACAATCTTGTGATATGCAACCCGGATCAGTAACGAAACCCTGAATAGCATTGTAACCAGCAGTTCCTGAATCCACGAGTAATTTCATCTTCGTATACAGTTTATCACACCCAGGGAGGGTCTTGTTCGCGTCGGCCAGACAACTATTCTCACCCTTGAAACCCAGATCGCGCGCATTGATGCACGCGCATTTATCGTCCGAACGGTGATTACCGGGACCGTTGGCCGTCTCGTCAGTCCCATCGCCTCCCCGACAATACTTGTTGACCATCGTCGATGCGTTTGAAGAGTTAGCATCGTTGTTTTGGATCGATCGGCGGGCGGTTTCGATGCACCCGGGAACACGGGTCCATGCGTCGGGCGCCGAGGCGCACAGTGAGATGACCCGCTCGTCCCACCCCTCCGATGTTGTCGCCGAGCTATTTCCTCTGTTGAAAAACTCCTTGCAAATGTCGTCCACTTCTAGGAGCTTTTGCGCATCAGTGAGGCCAGTGCAAAATGTGCGCTTGATGTCCTGCCCATTATTTGGGAACTTGGCCATGAGTGCCGCGTTTCTCAAAGAGTCTATTTTGATATTTGAATAGGTGCATGTGATTTTGCGCCCAGCCCCGTCGGTCACAGTCGCATCGACCAATTTTGCACCCGAACCAAATTGAGTCTCTTGGGGGCAGTAATTCTTATTATTGGGATAATAGGCGTTGGGCAAACACTTGCTATGATTGGCATCCACACCCGGTGACTGGTACGTGTTATATCTCGACAATGTGATTTCTGAACTGCTACAGCTTGAATCGTTGTACGGACCAGAACCTGATGTTCTTTCAGATGCGGGGAAACTTTGTTCAAGCGTAGTGAAAGTTCCGAAGACCTCGTTATTCGCAGTGGCAGCGGCCTTGGCGGCTTCAAGGGCGGCACCAATGGGCATGGAGCCTGTTAGCGAGCCAAAATTGGACTTTTTTGGCTTGATGATTGAAATATCAGCCATTCCTAAATTACACATGGAAAATTATACTGGAGAAGGTGCAGGTGCACAGGTTTTCAGGTCGGGTTTGATTCTTCCCGTAAATTTTAGTCCATCCGCAGTGACGTCACTGGGCGTCTGGCACGGCAACCCGTCCTCGTAATCCTTGAATGAAAAATTGTTTTTACCGTCGCGATATGCATTGCCATCCACCCCCCTGAAGGTCGACACCGTCTTGCTGAACCCTAGGACCAGGATCGTGAGGACGAGCGCGTGGAAAAAGAACCCCGGGCCAGTGGGGTCACCACTGGCATCTGCGACCCATGGACCGAGGATGTCCCTGGTCGCGCGAAAGGTCGCGGGCAAGGCTAAAAATATCCCAAAAAGTACCAGAAGTATCAGTGGGACCTTCATCTGATATTTCCGTATAAAAATATCTAGCCCCGTCAAGTCAATGGCAGTGCTGACGGTGAAGGGGGTCATCGAGACCCCCTATTACGACTGGGGCACACGCAAATACGTCGAAATCAAGAGCGACGAAGGGGTCGTTTACCGGGCCAAAGTGCCGTTTCGGTACGGTCGCGTCATGTGCAACGTGACGGGACTGAAGACGATTCAGGAACTTGAAAAGGGTGAGGTGGTGCGCGGGCTGCTTGAACGCAAGTCGTGGGATGGGGTGACGCACTACGTGCTCATTTCTTTGGGACAAGCATAGACGACAAGAAGACGATTCCGGCACAGTAAATGAGACTCGAGCAGCACGACGAAACCTTGAGCCACAGAGGCGCCTCGGTCTCGGTTGTGGACGGGCCAGGTGCGGTTGCGTTCGGATCAGGGTCCCCCGTGACCTTAGAGCCGCCCGGCGTCAGTGAGACCACGTGCTCAGGTTTGGTCGTGGAGTTTTTGTAGATCACATTGGACGTGCCCGCCTTGTCCGTATAGACCACTTCGAAAAGCTGGCCTTGGTCATCCTTGAGGTTCCAGGCTTGGACGCTAGGAAGATTATCACCCGAAGTCACCTGGACCATCTCTCCTCCTAGCTGCGGCCACGTCTCCATCATTATACTCGACCACGTGTTCGGGTACCCTGTCGTTTTCGTGGGCGCAAAAGTCCCCTTGGCACCGAGTCCTATGTAATTATCAGCTGACCCCGTCATGACAATGCCGGAAACGGAACCCGTCGAGGGCGCTGGGGCCCCTGGGAAATTCACACTTAGTTCACCGGTCCCCAGGTCGAAGCTGGCGGCCGTGGCTGGAGCCGGGCTGTTAAAGGTCTGAGCCATCTAATTTGTACTCAGAAATTAATGAGCCTGACCAGGAACGGATACGTCACTGAAGACTCGAAGGAGATAAAAAAGGAACTCACTGTTAGACCAGTGATCAATGATGCTATCGGGGTTCCAGCGCCTTCCTTCAAGGTTTGGCGACGGACCACCGATGGCCGACTCCTGGTGCCACGGTACTTCGGCCTTGAGCGGTGCGGGCCGCCCACCAGGGATTCCCGGAGGGCCCCTAATTCTGATCGGCCTATTGGGTTTGTGGGATCGCTTGCGAAGCCGACACGACAGGACGAAGCTTTTGCTGCAGGCGTTCGAGCCTTCGAGGCGGTCGGAGGCGGAGTACTATCGATTCCACCGGGATACGGAAAGACTGTATGTGCCTTGGCTTTTTCGGCACACCTGAAGGTCCAGACGATGATCGTCGTCCACAAGGAGTTCCTTGCGAACCAGTGGCGGGACCGGATCCAGTCGTTCTGTCCAGGTGCGACCATCGGACGGGTCCAAGGTGACACGTTCGATGTCGAAGGGAAGGACTTTGTGATTGCTCTAATTCAGACCATGTGCATGCGGGAGTTTCCCACGGATGCCTTCGACTCGGTCGGCCTCCTGATTGTGGATGAGGCTCACCACATCGGAGCGCCCGCCTTCTCCCAATTTATGTTCAAAATTTGTCCAAAGTACACACTCGGACTCACAGCCACACCCGACCGCAAGGATGGCCTGACCCGCCTCCTGTACTGGTTCCTAGGACCAGAGTTCTTCCGGATAGAGCGAACGGCCCAAAAGTCGACGCGGGTCGAGACACTTCACTACGTCGATGAGGCGTTCAAGGAAGCCCCGCCTGTCACGCGGTTTGGGAAGATCAACATGGCTGGGATGATCAATCAGCTTACTGAAATCGAGGCGCGGAACGATATGCTTCTTCGGACGGTCCAAGAGGCCCTGGCCCTCAATCGCCGAGTACTCATTCTGAGCGACCGTCGAGATCATTGCTTCTATTTACAAAGTAAATTGGGTGACGCCTTAAGTGGCTTGTATGTCGGTGGCATGAAAGAGGCTGAACTGGCCCAGTCGGCCGAGAAGCGCGTGGTCATAGCCACGTTTCAATTGGCCCAAGAGGGACTTGACATCCCAGTCTTGGACACGGTGATCCTATCGACTCCAAAGTCGGACATTAAGCAGTCGATAGGACGGATCATGCGTGAGACCAAAGGGAAACTGAACGATCCCTTGATTTATGACGTATTAGACCATTGGTCAGTCTTTCACTCCATGTACCGTAAGCGGTGCAAGGTTTATCACGAGGGCGGGTTCCAGATGGGTGCAGGGGTTCCTGATCCCGAGCCCGAGGTCAAGCCGCTCAATGACGGTCGGTGTCTATTTTAGAATAATCTTTTCCCGTGTTTCTCTAGGTAAAAATGAAGCCAAGTACGACCAGTACTCGCCCGCGCCCAAAACCTCGAACCGAGCAATGTCCATACCTTGGCCAGCCGCGCGCGTCACGTACCTCAGAAAGGGCATCACGTGAGCCCGTCTATAATCAAACTCGCGCAAGTCTAGCTTCACAACCAAGAGACGATTGTCTGACGCAAGGATTTCATGCATTTCCTTGGTCCCCTCGATCGTCTCTTCGCTGAATGCGTCCGCGTCCTCCATTGACACCGGCTGCTCATCGAGGAAGGCGCCGCCATCAAGTTTCAGATAAAGGTGCTCCGGGTCGCTCTTGAGCCGGTACCACATCATAAATGATCCAAAACGGCCCATCACTACCTTTAGTTTTGGGATTTCATAGCATCTGTGAGCGCGAGGGCGAACACGCCGATGACGAAGAACATGACGAGGTAATTGCACTCTGTGGCGTCTTGCTGAGGCGCCTTGAGATTCTTTATGGTTTCCATTTGAATAGGCGAATAGGAGGGTGGTCGGGGAGCGACCGGGTCCTCAAATGGGGCGTAGGACAATCCCATCTATTACTTATTGCGTGCGAAAATGTTTAGAGCTGAACCTCCTTCTTCTTCGGCTTGGGGCCGCGCTTCTTGCCGGCGGCGCCCACGGTCACCTCGCGCGTGTCGGGATCGCCCATGTCGACACTCACGATGTCGGAGACGGACTCGTCGTCGCCACCGCCCGGCCGCGTCTGGAGCGGAGGCGGCGGGCCCATCATGCCCATCAGGGACCCAAAGTCCATGCCCGGACCGCGCATGTCGCGACGCAGGCCCTGCTGTGGAGGCTGACCGGCACCCTCGACCGGCGAACCAAAGCCACCCTGGTTCGAACGCTGGACCGCATCGACCATGTTGCGCATCAGGTCCGGATTCTGCTTCATAACCTGAGAGACGTTCGGCACGGCCGCCTTGAACATAGAGTTGGTCAGGTGGAACATCATCGCCGAGCCGCCGACCATCATGATCAGCTTGACCTCGGGAGCCACCTGGACCTTCGTCTTGTACTTGTTATAGAGCTCCTCAAAGACACCGTCGTAGTCCTCGACGTTCTCCATGGTGTTCTGGGACCAACCATTCAGCTCCAGGTCGAACGGATCGAACTTGTCGTTCAGGAACTCGAGACCCGTGATGGCCGCGACCAGCATGCGACGCTGGAACTTGATGGAGCGCTCGACCTCGATGGAGTAAGTCATGCGCTTGTACTCGGTGCGGATCTCGTCAATGTCCGAGTAGATGTTCAGGCGGGCGCTCGAGGTGAAGCCCTTCTTGATGAGACGGCTAATTTTGTTCAGCAAATCAGCCTTCTCGTCCTCGATGGAACTGTAGCCCTCCGATGGCACCTGGCCGCCACCGCCACCCTGATACTGCTGCTGCTCCTGACCCTCGCCCTCCTCCTCCTCGTCGCCCTCACCACCATCAAACTCCTCAGGAGGAGGCGGTGCCTGGGCGGTACGCTTCCCTGGATTCATGAACATGTCCAGACCCTCATCCGGCGCAAACTGGGGTGGGGGCGGGCCGGCCACCTTCTTGGCGAACGGGCTCGGACGGCTCGGCTTGGGCCGAAGGGGCACCGTCTTTTTGCCCGGGACCTGGATAGATATCTCATCCATCAGGCGCGACTCGTCATCGTTCAGATTCATAGAGGGACCGTCACCACTCGCATCTATGGAGATGTCCATTAAGACCTTTGTAGAAAGGAACTTGTTGGCTTTAACGCGAAAGAAGGAACTCTTTAGTTCAGCCCGAGTCGAAAAATAATCTCGCTAAAAAGCAAATGGCAATTAAGGTTGGCAAGGTTGTTACCAACGCTCTCATCATCGGTCTGCTCGTGACGATCCTGGTCATGCTGGTCCAGGGTCAGAAGAGCCGCTACTCGTGGGAGCCGGCCCCGCTCGTGACCAAGCCCGGGCCGTCGGTTCAGGCCCAGCCCGCGAGCCTGTTCTCGATCAAGCCGTCTCTGGAGTGCACCCCGGGCCCCTCGGAGAAGTCGGCGTATCTGTCGTCGGGTCTGACCCCAGGTGGCCTGTGCGGTGACCAGGCGTTCATCCACGACCAGATGCGCGACTTTGCCATTGCCGATGGTATCGGTGGCTCGCTGCTGGAGAAGTAAGCCGACCCCAGTTCTGAAGGAACTGTGTACCCCCCGGCCGCAAAAAACCTCCCTCTAAAGTAAATGTGTGACACAGAAGTGTACACGCTGCGTGTCGACTCGGTATATTCAACCTCGAACACTAGCTTCGTAGGGTACCTTAATATTCCTCTTCGTAACGTCGTCAAGGTGGAGCTTCTGAGCGCAAGCATCCATGCGAATGCCACGACGCCTACGGCGACGAGCATGTACTATGTGCACATTGATGAACTCAAGAGCAAGTTCCTTGATCGCACGGATCTAAGATATTCCTTGTCGGTCGCTGGAACCACGGGCACCGAAGGCATCACACCCACGGCCACCGTTTCCAACGTGGGCTACCTGTCGACATCTCTGGCGGCAATTCCAGTAACCGATGGATCTGCTATTCATCGGACCATATTCACGAGCGCGGGCTTTTTCCCAGTCGAGGTGAAATATCTCGAGCCTATTCGTCAGATTGAAAAGCTTACGGTCAATATCTTTTCAGCAACCGGAGCTCAGCCGGTAATCACCGCTGGTGCCACGTTCCTTACCCTCAGATTCACGTGTGCAAAACCCAACACGTGTTTGTACCCTAATTAAGTTCTTGAGACTTTAGTAGATGGAATACGTGGTCTATGTAGATTCCAATAACCGGAACCAGACCATGTACCCTAATTCAAACTCTTACACGTTGCACCTCGCAACGCCGATCCGCAACATCGCCCGGGCCGAGCTCGTCTCGGCGATGCTGCCGAGTCTGAACGTGTCCCAGTTCGTCTGTCTGGACATCCTCGAACTCCGTTCCCCGCAACATCAGACGGCCGACGCCCTTGGACTCTCGACCGATGCGAACGTCCTGACGGTCACGAGCAACTCCTTCAACGGCGCATTCGCCGTCTTGCCCGTCAAGGTTTCAGGAACGTACGAATTTTACAATCAAAATTATCGTATCGGAACCAAGTACCCCTACGCGATCGACACCCTGGACCGCTTGACCATCACGTGGCGCCAACCCAACAACGGCGCCCCTTACTATGACTCGGCTTCGAGCCTAGACCTCGGCCGGAACATGTTCCTTTTGAGATTCGAAACGGTCGTTGAGGACCTGAAACCCGAGAGACCCATGGGCCTCCCAGACCCCGTGGCATGGGAATCAGGCGAAAAGAATCGAATGTGGGTCATAGTATTCGTTGCCGTCGCAGGTCTACTAATCATCATGTCAATGCAAAGAAGCAGGAATATTAAACGCGAACTCATATTGAAAGCCCAAACACAGTAAAATCTCGGACTTTAATAGAGATGGGCTACAGCAACGTCCAGGGGGCCCTGAACGTGTTTTCGAGCACGACGTCGGGTTCTTTGACAGTCACGGGTGATACCCTCCTTTATGGAAACCTCAGCGCATCCGGTGGTTTCCATAACTTCGGAAATCTAACGGCTGCAAATCTCACCGTGACGGGCAATTTCACGGTAACAGCCACGAATACGCAAGTGTCTAATGCATTGTCTATAAATAATGCAGGAACGGCAACGGCTCTCAAAGTGGTCCAGTTCGAGGGTGGCGGGGCTGGGCACACTCATAACGTCGCCGAGTTCTGGGACTATTCGACCTTGGCTATGGTCATAGATCCCGAAGGCAACGTCGGAATACACACGACCTCGAGTCCGGGATATTCGCTAACTCTCGAGGGTGGCTGCTACCTGGACGCGGTGACGGCCTCTCTCTACACTGGAAACGGATCTGGACTTAGTAATCTGCAGTCTTCGAGTTTGGTTGGTTCTCTCGCCGCCAATCAGCTTCAGGCGGCCCAGACCAATATCACGAGCCTCGGTACTATCACGACGGCCAATGTCGGGACCTTGAACGTGGCGACCATCTCTAACCTTCAGAGTCTCGTGCTCGGTACGAACGTCTATGCGCCCACGGCCAATGTGGGAACCCTGAACGTGGCTACAATTTCAAACCTAAATTCACTGGTCCTTGTGAACAACCTGTATGCCCCGAACGCGGTCACAACCACGAACCTCCTGGCGACCACAGTCAATGTGGGAACCCTGAACGTCACCTCAATTTCAAACTTAAATTCATTGACCCTGTCCAGTAACCTAGTGGTTGGCCCGACGCCTTCGGCAATTCAGGCAAATTTGCATGTGGAAAGGGGTGACGTGTTCATTGGTAATTCGGCCATAACGAATACAATTTTCACTACGACCGGCTCTGTGAATAGACTTATCTTCGATAACTCGGCCAATACTTCGGTAATTCCAAATAAGATTGTGCTACTTTCAAATACGGCCGGAGGTTACGTGTGTGGGATAGGAGTTACTGGTGTTGGATCAGGCGGTGGATATATTGCATATAACGGTCGCACAGGACACATATGGTACACGGGTATCGTAACCAATCATGTAGAACAAATGAGACTCACGAGTGGAGGTTCGGTGGGCATAGCGACCAACAATCCACTGTCGAAACTTCACGTCGTCGGGAACATTTACTCGACGACCGATGTTACTTCCTCTAATTCAGTCCAATCGGCCAACCTGATCGGGACCACAGCCAACATCGGGACCCTGAACGTGGCGACGGTGTCCAACCTCTCCACCTTGGTACTTGGGACGAACGTCTACGTGCCCACGGCCAATGTCGGGACCCTGAACGTGGCGACGGTCTCGAACCTGCAGAGCCTCACGCTCGGTACGAACGTCTACGCGCCTACGGCCAACG